ATAAAAGAATCTCTCTCCTTGTAGGTTATTACCGCATTCCCATCACCAAATGTAAATGCGTGAGTGCTGCCATCTGCGAATTCATATTGTTGTTTCATTTCTCTTTGGTGTTAAAGGTTAATAATGCATCATACAACTCCTTAGTAATTTCTTCAGGCGTCCATCCGTCATAGTTTTCAATAGCCCAAAAGTATGCGCCATCATTCTCCATAACTGATAGACCACCATAATAATTGCCTACTTCTCCAATTTCAGTTTGGTTACCATTCCAAATTTTGGTTATAGCATCTTTTGCTTCTCCAATTTCTTCTATGGTTGGGCGTTTTCCATCTGCCCACAATCCTTTATAGTGATTGATTAGTTCTTTTAAATTTCTCATCTCTCTTTTGTGTTAAATCCCATCATTAGGGGGTTATTTTACACTTTGTGGTGTTTTTATCTTACACTTTGTCACACTGCGGTGTAAGGTCTCTATTTACAATCTGGATAGGTGCAGTTGTTGTTTAGTCTGCAACTCTCCCCTTCTCTTTTGATGTGCTTACACTTTTCTATTTTCTCAAGTGTGTCCTTCAGTATCGCATTCCAAGTAAATTTGTCCTTGTCAGTGTTCCAAAGTTTCTCATACATCTCCAGTAGTATCTCTCTTTGTGTCATAATTTTAGTTTCTTTTTGTGACGAGGTGTACCATTTTGGTACTCATCTTGGGTCTATGTCCTCTTCGGTTACACGAATGATAATCTTATCCTTGCCTCTGCGTTGCAGTATGGTACGCAGTTTACGTGCTTGCTCGATGGTGTTGTAAGTGCCGTATGTAACCCCCTTACAAATAACTTTGAATAACTTTTTCATAGCAGGTTTTTTACTCGTTTTAATTCTTCTTGTAATGATTTGTTTCTCTCGTATAACTCGGAGTTCTGCTTCTTGATAAAATCATAATGCTTGAGTTGAGCCTTTATCTTATTAATCTCCTCCAAGTGCTCTACCTTCATCTTTCGCATACGTCCAACGATCTTCATATTCTTTGACCTTAGAGCCAACAGCTCCTCAGAAACTGATTCGAATACATCTATCTGCTTTGGAGAAAGTCCGCTATCGGAGACGATAGATATTATATCCGATTCGATTTGATTATACAGGTAATGATACTCGGAATCAAACCTGTAGTTCATCTCGTGATTTTTCTTTGCGTGTAGCACCGTGGCGTGGTCTCTATCGATAATACTTGCTAGAGTCTTGAGGGTAAGCGAAGCGTACTTCTCACAAGCAACACAAAAAGCGTGTCGATGTATCACAAACTCCCTGTTTCTTGTGTCTCCAACTCCGTTTACACGGCAGTGTTCTTTCCAATATTCTTTTAGCACTTGATACAGCGTAGCCTTCATTATATTACGCTCGGCTGATTCAGTTGAATTGATACTATTCTTGCTCTTTCTTCGAATCGGTCTCTTCTTCATTTTTGTTTTGGTTAAAGTTGTGTAGGTCTTCGAGCGACATTGAAACTATCTCATCAACGCCTCTTTGTATTTGCATCATAAGAAACTCATCGGTCATTCCAATCTGCTTGATATGTGGAGCAATAAACCTCTCCAACTTTACCTCTAGATTGTTCATCAATTGCTTGATGTCTCTTTTGTATACAGCAGTTCCCTTGAGTTCATCCATCTGCTCAAGTGTTGACTGCATAAGCAGTATTAGTTTAACTGCCTTCCTGAATCTGATTATATCTTCTTCCATTGTATTTTATTAACTCCACTACATTCCACCAATAGTCACGTAAAGGGCCAATTGGCGCCATAACTAAGCACTGAGTGGCGTGTATTATGCCATCTCTTTCTCCATAGACACTTAGAATGTCTTCGGCTTTTCTATGAGCACTAATCATCTAACGAGTCTTTTATCAATCGACCAATCTTATCCTCATCTAAGTGCAGTATGCGTCTTAGTTTTTGACGCTCAGATACCTTAGCCTTCTCGTATTCAGTCTTGGAGCAATCGATTCCTAGGTTTTGGAAAAGTTTTGCGTTCTGCTCGAGTACGCAGTCGATAATCTTCTTGTGATTCTTGTTGTCGTGGTAAGCCATAATTAAAACTTTAATAATCTTTTTCTTCTTTCGTATTTCTTAAGCAGTGAGCCGAGGCTGTTGAGTCGCTTTGTAATGTCTTTGTCGATGGTGTTAGATGATACTACTATGTTTACTATCTCATATCTAACATCTCTTAGGTACGATTCTACATACCTAATGTGCTTTCTTTTTCTAATTAGTGTGTCCATTTGTGGTTCCTATTTGCTTCTTACTGTTGATTTTTAGTATTACAATCTGCTTTGCGGATTTATATCCTTTAGCGTAGTACAATCCATTCAGTCTCGACATTGTTTTCTTGTCGTATCTTGATATGTCGCTTGGCGTTTCGTATGTGGTCACACACCAAGTGTCATCCTTTACAAGAGATTTGCCTTTCTTGTAGGCTACCTCTATTTCCATATAATAGATTGGCTTATGACTCATACCGCCATTTTGTTATGATTCTGCCTGTAACATCATTGAGTTCTGCCTCAGCAGATTGAATGTTGTTAGCCATTATAACGTTGTCGTTGTTTTTTTGCGGGAAGTAAAGGACAGAATAATCCTCATCTCCAACATAGTCTGTTGTTACCTTGTTGGTTATTGGATTGTACTTTGCTTGGTAGCATCGAACCTTTTTGTGTGCGCCATCTTGTGCGACAAAGGTGATTAGGTTTTCGTTTAGGGATACTACATCTCGCTTGAAGTCGAGTTTCATCTTAAGGAATGTAGCCCCTGCGATTAGATTGTTAAACTTGCTCATTGTAGTTGTTTTTGGTTATAAAAAAAGGGGAATGGGAAACCCCACTCCCCTCTCAAGTAGTCTAATTATTCAATTAGAACGGGAGGTCATTGTTTTCTGCAAACGCTTGGCTTGGTTGCGCTGTTGTTTGCTGTTGCGTTCCTTTCGCTTTGTAAGCGTTCATGTCAGCAATTGCCTTCTCGGAGCGAGGATTGTAGATTGTAGCAACGGATTTACCACTCTTAGCAACCAACATAGTAATGTAAACGTTGCCTTTTGCTGTCTTGTATTTCTCTAAGTCAGCCAAGTGGTTTTCTTTTAGCGTTAATCTCCAAGAACGGATAGTTCCATCCTCATTTAGTTTCGGGTCATCGGCAAATCCGATGAAGTCTGAGTCGTACTTTGTTTCACTCACGGTTTCTCTGTATTAAAATTAAACGATTTCTCTATGTAACTCTGAACGAAGATAATTATTCTCACGCACTAATGCAAAAATAAATTCCTTTGCTTTGTTTGTATCCGAAAATACATCGTTGTCAACCTTGCCCACAAGGTCTTCTACAACCTCAGTAGCAGTGTTATACAAATCTATGTAGTCCAAGTTCCGCATATTCCTGTCGTGCTTTCGCTTGGCGTATAGTATTGTTGTGTGATCTTTTCCAAATTTGTTACCGATAGCAGTCATACTTGACAGGGTGCACAGCGACACCATAATAGCCTGTCTCGCCATAGTTGATTGGTGGTCACGAGCGCTATCGTTTCTCTCGATTCCTACCCTCTCGTAGTAATCACTGATTAAGTCATCTAAGTAGTTCATATTTCTGAATAAATTGCAAATGTGTTTGTATCCTTCTCGGGAGAGTTCAGCCATTTTCTAATGTTCTCAACAGCAGACCAAAACTTATACTCTCCTCTACTTATAGTAGATTTTGAAGCCTTGTAAACCGCACAAGTATAGGGAACGGATTTAGTCTGCGCTACCCAATAGAAGTTGTCACAAGCCTCAACGTGTGTGTAGATGTATGCCTGAATATCATAGTCGTACTTGCCTACATCGTAACGGAAGCCAAATAGTTCTCGTGTTGTCTTTGAATCCGATATGAATCCATCTCCTCTTACATCAAGGAATCCACGAACAGGTATGTCTTCTATCCAATCATTGATTTCATACTGAGCGTTACCTGTCAGGTATCTGCGTACAGGTGTCATAGTTCCTGTCTCCATATCAAAGACCTCTGATTCATCCAAGCGAACAATCATAGCCTCTGCCTGGTTCATCCACTCTTCAATTACGATATCCTTTCCATTAGCGTGCTCGACCTCGCTTTGATACCACTCATCGTACTCTTCTTTCCAAACCTTTGATGCTCGAGGACTTTTGTACTTTTCGGAATACTTGCTGTCAAGTTCTGCTTTTTTGTTGTCATCGTACAAGACATAAAACTTATCAGTCAGTGTCTCGGGTTCTAACAACAGCGTATCATAAAGAGAACCGAAGTATAGTGCATCGGATTCCTTCTTAAGCAGTCCTCTCATGTAGAGTTCGAATAGTTTCATATCTTGATTACGAGAACCATCCGCTGCATACTTGAGCGCAGAGTAAGAGAGATATCCCTTACCTGTGCGCTCCATTAGTTTTTGTGCGAAATCCATTAACCTACGAATTTAGCCAACGCTGTCTTTTGACCCGCTGATGCTTTGTCTCCGTACTTTGTTAGAATCTGCTTGTATGCAAGTTCTTTTGCTGATTTTGTTTTAGCACCCTTGATGTACTCAATAGCCTTTGCGAACCAATCTGAATCATCTGCTTGTGTTGTAGGTGTAGTATTTGATTTGCCGTGAGTATTGGTAGCATCAGCATCTTTGGTGTCATCGATTAAGAACATACCATTCATTGCGTACTTACGAGCGTAAGAAGATGATGAGCCAAAAGACTGAGCGATGTCCATACCTTTTCGGTTTACATCGATACCCGCTTGTGCTGACGCAGAAACCTTATCCTCGCCATTGCTTACAACAACAGTAGAGTTGATGAAAGTGATTCCGCCTACTTCCATTACCTCATCAGTAATGTGCATAGATAACTTGTGTTTAGTCAGTAATGGTTTTACTGCTTCAAGAATATCCTCAGCAGAGCGATAGTTGTAGTTACCAAACTTATTACGCTGATTCTTAGGTGCTTTGAGTTCTGCTTGTACTTGTAGTAGAGCAGATGTTAATGTTTTACTCATTGTATTGAATTTAATTTGTTATACAAATATACAGGTTTAACGTTAAACCCGCTAAAGATTAGAGAGAAAGTTGAACAAACTACTCAGTCCTATTAGTAAGAACATGAAGAACAACACGAACGAGCCGTGTGATGCTAAGTAGAATGAAAACGATAAAGAGAAGAGCGATGTAAACGCTCTAAGGAAGTTGTTTTGATTACGCATAGTAGATACCTTTGTTAGATTCTGAGTGGGATGAGCTACTCAAGTTTACTCCCCCCTCCCCCAAGTGAGAAGTAATTGAGTAAGCAGATACCTCCGTTGAGTTCCTCGTTTGTATCGCCACCTAACGACTCAAGTTACCAAGCCGATTCCTATGGATAGGATTATTGTTTGACTGATTATTACGCAGTCCACCGCTCCTCATCCACTATCAACAAATGTGATATAGTTGTTCGGAAGCCGTGAACCTTTTTGCAGTTGCACAGGACAAACATAGTGGAATAAAATTAAGAACAAAAAAAAAGGGGAACATTTCTGCTCCCCAGATATCTATCTATCTGTTTACCAGCGCTTCTCTATACTGGCGAACGAAGTCTTTTATGAATTCCTCGTTAGCCCTTCCAATAGACAGCACTGAAAACTGCTTAAACATATCTATAATCTCTGCCTCACTCCAACGGAAGTAGATCTTTTTCTTCTCCACCTTTGGTTCTTTCTCAATCTTGTGACCATCTATTTTTAGAGCAGTCACCTCGCTGTTCCAAGGAAGTAGTTTTCTTCCAAGTCGGTTTCTAAATTTCTCCACTGCCTCACGCTCAGTTGGTGCAGATTCGAATAGGATTTCATTTTTGTTACCCACAGGGTAAGTTAGCATAAACGTTTTCATTTGCATAGTTGTTTTTGGTTAATATTGCGTTTGAATTTGCTCATCGATGTAACTACTTGTGTAGCCTGTGTATGACTCTACATACTCTCCGTTGTTGTAGTGGATGTTGTCGGGAACGAAGTAAACCCAAGCATTGTAAGTTTTACCATCTACTACGACATCTATTTGCTCTCGCTTGTAGAATCTTGGATGCCCCTCAAGTAAGTCCAAGTTGTACATCTCGAAAGGATTGCAGTCGTATAGTTCTACGACCACATTGTTACCATCCTCGTGTTCCCCTTGAATCATGTAAGGTATACCGCTGACGCATAGTCGGTACTTGTCTTTGGTTCTACCCTCTCCAATGAAAGTTGCGTTGGTTAGCAACCTGTGATTACCGAAGCCACGCTTCAGCGTACCATAAACTGCGACTAACTGATTAGTCTCAAAGATTTGTTTTCTCATATTACTTTGTCTTTGGTTAATTCTCTTACTACTGCCTCAATCTCCGCACCTTTCATACGGATGTATGAGTTATCCATCATATCTCCATAAGACAGCATATCCTCGCTTAGTTCGATTAGCCTGTCGTATAGTCGTTGTTCCCTCAATGTCATTACGCAAAGATTAATTTGTTTGTACTCAATTCAATTACCTCGGAATGTTCTCCTCGGTTAGCCCACTTTAGGGCAAGTTCCAAATCATAGAAGAAGTAGGTTTCATCCTTCATCTCCCCACCGTGATATATGTTTACTTGATAATTAGGCATTGTTGTCATCGTTTAGATTGAAGAATATGATTGCGGATACGAGACCTATTACCATACCGAACAGGAATAACGGATGTTTCTCGTGACCGAATGATGATGCATTCATCAACAGGAAGAATAACGATATGATTCCTCCCGCATAGTTTTTTAGTTTTCTTGTCATTGTGAATTAGATTTTAGATTGATTATGGGAAGCGCCACCATTACAGCAACGCCTCCCAACCTAACCAACCAATATTAGTATTTGACCCAAGTGTTGGACTCTAAGTCGAAGTGTTCCTCTTGACTATCTAAGTCTTTATCCCAATCATCGAACAGGTTTCTCGTAGGAGTAGCCTTCTTGTACGAATCATTGTAATACTTGTACTTCTCAGCAGTTGTCTTGTGTGACGACAGCGAAGTCTTAGCAACCTTATTGTTACCTTGGTACACCCAAGAACGTACCTCCTTGTAAGAGTCGTTAGACATCCAATCTCCGTTAGCAGTCCAATGACCTAAGTGCTCGTTGAAGATTTCAAAGTTGCCCGATGAGTCAACAAACGCAAGTTTACTCTTACCAATGACAGCGTATATGAGTTGACGCAGACCGCTGTGCTTGAGCATAGCAGTTGAGTTGCCTTTGAATGTGCCGATGATTTGCGCCAAGTGGCGAGAATCGGACATTGTATCATCTCCAAGTGAACTGATGGTTCCGTTGTGACCCATAGCCATCTTGTCCTCACGAACATAGAATGGATGGATGTTAGCATCGCTACGACCACCGCTTGATGAGATACGGAAGTGAAGAATCATTGGCTTGTCTACCATCTTGCGTACACTCTTGTACTCGCTGTAGAATTCCTCGAAGTCAGTAAACTTTTCGATGAACACGCATCTTTCGTTGTGCTCGTTAGTGAACGGATAAGCCATACCGCCTCCGTGTGAGTTGTTGTCCCAAGCATTCTTGAGTTGTTGCTTGGCGATTAAGTTTGTTTGATTTACGATTAGCAAACACATAGTTGGTTGGACTGCTGTTATATCCCATTGCAGACATCGGTGTTGGTTAAACTTGGTGCAAATATACACCATTAAGATTGATTGTGCAAATTTTTTCCCAAAGTAAGTGGGTTACAATGTGGAAATTACTTGTTTTCAAGGATGTATTTTCTTACTTGGTACTGCTCATCCTCGTTGCAGTCTTTCCAAGCCTTACCTGTAATTCTCTTTGAGTTGAATATCAGTCTTGATGTCCAAATCGGTTCGTTCATAATTTCTTCTCTTGTCATTTCTCTTTCATTTTGATTAAACATAATTGAAGTAGTCGGATTCGATAACACAATCCGTGAAATATCTTTTCATCCTCATCGATTTCGTGCTCCAATATTCCATGCATTTCGTACAGCCTATCGTTGTAAGAAGATGTTTCGGATACAGCAAATAAGAGCGCATCATCAGTGTAGTTTTTTTCCAAGGTGCTCAGTATAGTTTTGATCTCCTTGTAGTCGTGCTTACCATTCTTTTCCAAGTTGAATAGTTGCACTCGAAGTTGTTGAATTGAATCCATAGTACAATTTGTTTGTGGTTAATGCCTTGTCGGTACTCGATTGTTGATAGTGGGCTGAGAAAAAATGAGCGCCCGAGAATCCCCGAGCGCCCACAATCATTAACCCAAATATCCACCTACCGATGAATAAGTTAATAGGAGATGGTGTGGGAATCGAACCCACATTAACCATTCCATCCTTAGCATCATCACTGATTGACTGCGATGCTTTGTACATTCCATACACGACTCGCACATCTGCGAACCTCTTGGAATTGATTGAACGCTGTGATGATTCTATCGCCCTTGTGTTTAACATCATCCGATGTTCCACTGATATCGATAGAGCCATTCTCGTTCTCGTACATATGTCCGAAGGCAAGAACCAATGCGAACTTGTCACGAATGCGTTTGCTGTCGTACATCTTACGCATAACCTTGCGTAGTGGATGCTTGTCAGTAACGAGCGCATTGGCTACATCCTTGTAGGACTGAACCTCCCCGCTGTCAATCATATCAGCGATTACCTGTAGAAGTTGAACTCTCCACCAAGCGCCCTCCATTGAAGGCACACCACTGAATATGCGAATCTCAACACCGAATGATTTCACATTGAATGCTCTGCGAGTGTTAGTGATTGAGCCTTTACTAACAGCGCCTCCGTAACCTGTATTCAATCGCCCGATGTACAGGCTGTAGAAGAACGGAACGAAGTGATGCAAGTGTGTGAGCAATTCACGACCACCCAAACCGGCTTTGCTGATGGTCATATGACCTCCACAGGCTGTGCGACAAGCATTGCCGTTGTCATCTAATTTCGCATCCAACATCCATCTATGTTGTTGGAAGTTTTTGCGAACCAATGAGCCGTTGTGTAGTGGTAGGATTGGCGAGATGAACTCAACACCTCCATTGCCTAATGAACCATCACGCTCTGCGCCCCATCCATCACACTTGCCTCCCAAGTATGATGCGTATGCTTTTGCATCGCTGTCTTGCTTCTCAGCCTCGATACCGAAATACCATTTACCTGTCTCCATCGTAGCATCGAATGGCGCTCGGTAATTACCGCTTCCGTGGTAACCGAATATGTTGCTACCACCATTGTCGTTCACAGCGATGTCCCAAGCACGATAGTCGTTCAAGGTAACCAAGGCTGTAACACCACCGATGGTCAATCGTTCGAGCCTGTTGCCGTATGTCTCTGCTCCCTCGTACTTGAAGAAATCGAATTCATCGCCCCATTGTACTGATGGTGCGTTGTTGCCTCGTTGAGCCATCCAATCGTTGAATGGTAGAACACCTCGAACATTTGAGCCGTTGATGATTACCTTTCGTGCTGTGCGTACAGCGTACTCGGGTAACTGCTGTCCGTTGAAATCAACGAGGTGCTGTGTATCCGCAGGGAAGTAGAACACATTGCCCGATGCATCGGTGTACTTCTTGCCGTTCTCGATGTTACCTCCGTTGATTAGTCTAACGTTGGTCACGTTTCCATTCTCATTGAATACGTAGATGCTTTGAGTATTGCTACTCATATCTGCTTGAGCGATAAAGTCCCAAGCGATATCAACGCTGTTCCAATTGTCGTGAGTTACTCGAAATGATTTCGCTACTCGCATTGCTACATTCGAGTGAATGTATCCGTTGTGGAATGAAGATAAACGAGCGTTTTCCTCATTGATTCTGCGCCCTGTTAGGACATTGATTACTTGTGGCATAATAGATAATTTTTTTGGGTTAAACATTCTGACCTATGCCTTAGGTCATTGCGCCCTACAGCAGAATCGAACTGCTGACCTCCCGTTTGAAGTAGACCACTTAGGGCAAACACTACAACAGCATTGCGCTCCCGATTAAGCAAGGTGTTACAGGACATTCCAAACGATTATTGCCGTAACACGACATCCTCCCTCGTTGATGAATTAAGCGCCCGAGCACAAGACCCTGTTTGTACGCTCCCAATCTCCTCAAGATTCAATCATTGTGATACGGATTCCAAACGCTCCCGATTGAGCGCCCTAACCATATGTTCGAAACAGCCTACAAGCATCCTCAATGCTCCGCTGTTGATTGTGTTTATACTGCCTAACAAAACCCAAAACTTAAGGTACTCTCGTTGATATCCTATGGCTATCTCCTACCCTCTCTTAAGCCCCAAGATGCCTACAGCGTGGTCGCTGTGACAAATGTCGCTTTGATGAATTCCTGTCTACTCTCACATCCCTAAACTCCCAACAACAATTTTACCCCTTTGACATTTGACCGAAGTCCTCACTGCTTACCTCCTAATGCCCCATAGGTACATTTGGTTTCTGCTGTGACTCCGCCTCCAAGTTTACATTGCTTAAAGTTGGTTGCTTAAGGTAGTTACCATATGACCACCTATTCGCAGTGTGCATCCGTATTTCAAGATGCTCGTGCTCCGACTCGTTTCCCTCCCTCACATTGATGCTCCGTTGCCGACATTGATTCGAGTGTTTAATGCCCACAAGTACGGCTGTCAGCGATGGCGCTGTGATGATGGTTGCGAGTGCAGATTTCAAATAACGTTTGTCCCTTTCGACATTGCAATGATACGGCAATATTTTGATTCCACAAGCGATGTGGAGAAAAAAAACACAACAGATGTGAAATTGAGTATAAATACCTATGTGAGACTGGAACGCAATAAGTGGGTATATATAGCCTATGTGTAATGCCTGTTTAGGGTAGTGTATTGGATGATTGATATGTGGATGGGGTATTGTACGACCTGTCCAATGAAGTGCGCCCACAATCCATTACATAGTATACAGGGAAACGATACGGATGCAGTACATAGGTAGTCCACTATCAACGCCTAGGTAGGTAGTGGCTGTGCATCGTAGTGGTGAAAGGTAGGAAGTGTGTAAGGCTGTGCGGAAACGCTGAAATGTGTGGGGCGGAACGCTCGATTGATAGGGGGTTGGGTTGCGGATTCCGTTTCGGTGTGTGCCTGCGTGCGTGATATATGTATTATAATCCCCACATTCTATATTTCTCAGCACTTTTAACATAACCTGTAAAACATATTCCTCAAAAAAGGGTATTGACTTGGTGATAAATAAGTTGTAACTTTGCTACGTAATCAACGATGGTTTGCAGGCGTTTGAACGAGTATGAGATGAAAGCGGTTAAGCAGTCTGAACGTTAAACCTGCTCGGATGTTATTCATCGAAAGTATAGTTGTAACGCATCCATCAAGACGTTGTATTACGGAGCATTGTATCCCAAACCTAACCTGTCTTATGCTAACCTGTATCATCATTTTAATTGCTATATTTGTAGTCATAAGTATCTTACCATCAGGCACTTATACAGCTGACCCATTTGCGTGTGGTGCAGACGGTATGTGTATCTGTGATAAGGCAAAAGACTGCAAGAAGGTTGAAAGCAAAAAAGAAAAATAGGAAGTACGTTGTATACATTGACGGAGGTATAGTTCAATCTAAGCCAACCGAACCAAAGAAGACAACAGACTACGGATACTCTACTGCAATGAACCACCTAATCAGTAAGAAGGGTGGAGAGGCTGCCGACTACGAGGAGCTGATGAACATCATTGCATTCCACGAGACTGGCTCTCAACAGCGAATGAAGCCTAACGCTATCCAGTTGATCAAGAACGATAAAGATGAACTCGTGCCTCAAGGGGTAGGAAGAGGACTGTTTATGTTTGAAGCAGGAGAAGCAGCTGGTGGAATAACAGCGGTCAACAGAACCTACAAGGAGTTCAAGGACAACAACCTAGAAGTACCAGACTGGTTAGATAATCTGTACAAGGAGAAGTCTCTTGATGCATCTACACTGACACCAGAACAGCAGAGAGTATTGTTCATAGGAAACTACCTACAACACCCGAAGGCTAACCTCGGTGACTGGAGAGAAGGCAAGATATCCACTGAGGACTTCTGGGGTAAGTTCCACCATGCTGGGGCGAACACCAACTACGACTTGTTCAAGTCAGATATGAAACTATACCAAGAAAGCAAGAAGTAATGAAAGCAAAGAAGAAATCATCAGCGCATTACTACCGCAAGAATAAGAAGTCTCGTGATAAGAAGAAGGCTTACGACAAGAAGTACCACTCAACAGCTGAGAGAAGAAAGTACCGTGCGTTCTTGGTAAAGAAGAACCGTGAGGCTGGAACATACGGCAACGGTGATGGTAAAGACTACGATCACGGAGAGCGTAAGTTTATGAGTGCAAAACGTAACAGAAGCAAGAAATAATGAAGGCTAAGAAGAAATACGAAGAAGGAGGAAAGCTTCCAAAAGGCAAAAAGCCAAGCAAACCTAACTACGGTAAGACAGAAACATTCCAAGACTACAAGTCTGCTGCCGCAGCATTTACTGACTACAACCCACAGAGCGATACAGTGTTTGTTGGAACTTCTATAGACCCAGGAGTTGCACAGAAAAAAGCTGGAATGGCTTCTTCTATATCTGCCTCAAAGGGAGCTTCTGAAGCAAACTACAACGACCAGAAGGTTTACAGAACCAAAAACGAAGCTGGTCAAACAGTGTACGTACACCTAAAGAAGCACGACAAAAGGGAATACAAGAGGGGTGGAATGATTGCTAAAAGAAAAAAATGCTAATGAAAGCCTCTCGCAAAAAAGTAATGGTAGAAGCTCCTTCTGGGTATCACTGGATGCTCGAGAAGGGGCGCTACTACCTTATGCCCCACGAAGGTAAATTTGTACCGCACGAGAACGCTTCTCTAAAAGCACCGTTCAAGGTTAAATCGGCACACTAATCTGCTCCTCTCCTTCGAGCTTTCTGTAGAACTTCTGGACAAGCAGTCTGGCTTTCTGTGTTAAGGCATAGCGTACCCTGTAGTTAAACTTGCTTTCATAAAACATAGCTTCTTCGTATCCAGATGGAGACAGCTTATCGTAATACTTATATATGTAACCAGAGGTCTGTAGAGGATAGATAATCTTCTTTGCAGTCTGTGCCTTGCTGGTGAAGTAATCGTTGCTTATTCTATCGAGTGTAAAGAACTCATAGTCGTATGCAAATATCATAAAGTTCATCTGAGACTCCGTAACATCATAGTTACCAGCTATATCTCGCTGGACTAGCCTAATGTATTTCAAGTAGCTTCGAGAGATTGTATCTGGGTTCTTCATTTTGAAGTCCCGAAACATACTCTTCTTAGAGTGCTTTGGCATTTTTATTAAATTTGCATAGAATACAAATATACAGAAATGGCTACTCTTACAAATACGAAAGTAAAAGACACATACCAAACGCTACTCAAACTAACATCTGGCTCAGTAGGAGGTGGATATACTGTGGTGCAAGACGGAGAGGCAAACGACTCTGGCTTATCGCTATCTACATCAAGAGTTGGTGTGTTGGCACTTACTTTTATTAATCAGCCACCAACTGGTTCTGGCTTAACAGCAGCTCTTTTCTCAGACCCAACAAGCGGTGATGTTTACAAACAAGAGTTAGCAGCATCTGCATTCACAAACACAAGCGTTGTTGCTGGAACTGGCATCTCTGTAACAGGAGGATTCCCAACATTTACTGTAACGAATACTGCTCCAGATCAAGTTGTTTCATTCACAGGTACTGATATAAGCATTGGTGGTGCGTATCCAAACTTCAATTTGGTAAATACAGCGCCTGACCAAGTAGTTAGCATCAGCGCTGGTTCAGACCTCAACGTCACTGGAACTTATCCATCGTTTACATTGAATCACACCATCAATAGTTTTTCTATTGTGAGTGATGGAACACCTGCACAGCCTGTTAGTGCTGGAGCTGCAAACAGCTCTATAAATATTGTTGGCGGAACTGGAATTACTACAGCAGCAGACAACACAACAAAAACAATTACAATCATCAATGATTCCCCAGACCAGACAGTATCTATATCTGGCACAAACGGAATCGCTGTTACAGGAACATATCCATCATTCACAATTGATGGAAGCGCTGTTCAAGGAGGAGGCGTAAACGAAGAAATGTTTGTTGGTACTCCAGAGTCTCCATATGTTCTTGGACCTGGATCAACTCAAATTGTAGCTTTCTCACAGCCTAACAACTCTATAGAAACCAACTCATACCACTTTGGAACTGCTCCTGCTCAGTTAGACCTTGGTCCTGGGGGCGCATCTATTCAGAATGTTTCTGGACAGAAGCTTGTTGTGTATATAGACATGGCTTCTTACGTAGATGTTCAGTCTCCTAATTCTGATATAACATATACCCTTGAAAGATTTGATGGTGCTGTTTGGAGTGCTGTAAAATCGGTAACGAGATACAAAGGCGCTTCTGGAGCTCAAGTTGATTCATTCTGGGGAATATTTAATCTAGACACGGGTGAGGCTCTTAGAGTTTCATTATCTTCGGTATCTGGTAGTATCATATTTACTCAGCAGAGCCAAATAAAATTTGAAGTAAAAGAAACAGGTAATATCATTTAATATGAATGAAAGACAGAAAGAGTGCATTCTCGAGATACAAGACCTAATGCTTGCGATTAATGCAGTTGTAAAAAAGTACGAACTTGAGAATGAGTTCATAGCCTGTCTTGCTGTTGGATTTATAGATATGGAAAGCTCATACGTTGATGAAGACGGTGACGAGAGAGCTAATATGAATCTGCTTTCTACATTTTCTGTATCTGACGAAAACGAATTAGACGACCTCCTTTCTTACTGTGTAGAGGCATACGCATCACAAGTAGAAGAAGACTCAAAGCCTGATACCTCAAGCATTGATTACTGGCTAAACCTTGGCCGTAAGGACGGAGATATAAATTAAATAAAATGATTAGAAAAATTATTATCGGGCGTGATCCAAAGGACGCTATGGCGTACTATGTGGGTATGCGTGCTGGATCTGGAAAAGTAAGCGCAATCGTTGAAGACGAGGCGCATTTACATAGATACAATAAGAAACGGTATCTGATTTACATTGAGAACGAGGATGGGAATATGATTTGGAAAGCAGTGGATGATATGCCGTGCATTCTTGAGTATGACCTAAACTTCGATTGATATGCAGCCATTACATCATTTTGTGGTCAAGCTTCCACAAAAGTTCAAGGATAAAATAAACGTTGGAGGAATAGAACTCGAGCTTGTAGCAAAGTTTAATGAGTTCCAACACAGGTTCAACTATGGTCATATAGTTGCAGCACCTACTGCATTTAAAGACGCTCCATACATTGGTCAAATACTATACTTCCACCACCATGTTGTGATGGAGCAAATCTATGACATCGGTGACGACTTATATCTTGTTAACTACGATCCAAACGGAGGATATGGAAACCATGCTATCGCAATCGAAGACGAAGCTGGTGATATTACTATGCTTGGTGATTGGTGTTTCGTTTTACCCCCAGATGAGGAGGAAGAGACAACAACTGCTTCTGGCCTCATTCTTGAGCTCAAAAAAGAACCAAAACTGGAAGGCGAACTACTCGCCCTACCCAGAAGTGCAGAATGGTTTGGAGTGGGCGTTGGTGAGGTGGTGGGCTACCGAAAGAATTCGCAGTATGAAATGGAACTTCTTGACGGCACTAAGGTGTACCGTATGAGAGCAACTGAATTAATGTATGCCAAAGAAAAGTAAATTCAATACAGTAGAGGCATCAGAAAGACTTTTGTCTTCTATGGAGATAGCCATTAATAATATGATTGATGAAATCAGAAAGCCTGTTGATGGCGAGCTATCTGGTTCTCAGAGAAAAGCAGAACTACAGAGTATTAAACAAACAGCAACAGATGCAAAAGAACTCCTTATCGAATACCAGCGACTCGAGCAAATGGTCAGAGAACTTAAAGAAACAGGAGGTATTGAAGAAGAGCAAGACTACTCTGGAGGATTTGCGGAGAAGTTCTCCAAGTAGTCAAGTCTTCCTGTACTGGGATTTTTAGTAACTTGCCCAGTAGTTTGCGTGGGAGTGAATGGCGCTTATATCACAGTTTTCGAAGACACATGATTGAGCCGCCACACTCTTGCTCGATGAACAAGAAGCAAGCCCCCACAAAGCAATAAGTAATAATAGCTTTTTCATAGGGCTTATGTTAATTTAATGTAAATATACAGAAATAAAATGAAATGGCGGGTCTTAAGAAAATTGAGGGGTATGATGACTACGTTATCAACATATGTCCCAACGATACAGCTGGAGAGGTCATCACAATCGGTGATGTTGATATTCAGCTTCCCAAAGCTCCAAAAGACGAAGACATACTCAACTATGGAAGGGATGTATCTATGCAAATGTGGCAAAGACTTCCTGTGCCAAGAGAGTTGCAAAGGATTCGTTCTATGGATGAGTGGTTCGAGATGCCTTCGGACTTCAAAAAACGCTTCTCTACGTATATCGAACAGGAGTTTAAACGTAGGCGTGAGGGCGTTTGGTTTTTCAATAATGGCAGGCCTGTCTACATTACAGGGAGACACTATATGATGCTACAGTGGTCGAAGCTGGATATCGGCTACGGCTACTACTTAGAGTTTCAACGTAGGCTGTTTCTTCATTTCGCAGCCATAGAATCAGACCCAAGATCTATAGGGCAGAATTATGTAAAATGTAGACGTTCGGGATACACGAATATGTCTGCTGCAATACTTGTAGACGAAGGAACACAGGTAAAGGATAAACTGCTAGGTATACAGTCTAAGACAGGTAAGGATGCACAGGAGAATATCTTTATGAAAAAGGTAGTCCCAATGTTCAAGAGCTATCCGTTCTTTTTTAAGCCTATACAAGACGGTACAACCAACCCACGTATGGAACTTGCATTTCGTGAACCATCCAAGCGTATAACAAAGAGTAACAAAACATCCAACAAAGGAGAAGCTCTAAACACAGTAATAAACTGGAAAAACACCACAAATAACGCATACGATGGAGAAAAACTACATATGCTCTACCTTGATGAGAGCGGTAAATGGGAAAAGCCTACTGACATCCGTGAAGCTTGGCGTATTGAACGTACTTGTCTTATTGTCGGACGTAAGATTGTTGGCAAGTGCCTTATGGGTTCGACTGTCAATCCTATGGATAAAGGCGGAAAGCAATATAAAGAGCTTTGGAGGGACTCAGACCCAAGAGAAAGAAACGCCAACGGAAGAACAAAGACTGGGCTTTATAGACTTTTTATACCAGCCTACGAAGCCTTGGAGGGGTTCTTTGACAAGTACGGAAATCCAATCATCGAAGACCCAGAAGAACCAGTAGAAACCATTGATGGTGACTTTGTATCAATAGGTGCGAAGACATACTTGAAAAACGAAAGAGACGCACTAAAGAGTGACGCAAGAGAATTGAACGAATTTATACGTCAGTTTCCGTTCACTGTAGATGAGGCAATGCGTGACTCGATAGAGGGATCTACATTTAACATCGGTAAGATATACGAGCAAGTGCAGTACAACCAAGAGCTGTATCCAGACCCAGTTGTCCGTGGTAACTTTAGCTGGAAAGATGGCATTGCCGACAGTGAGGTCGTATTCAGTCCAAATGCACAAGGCAGGTGGAGAATTGCTTGGATGCCTAAGCCAGAAATCAGAAACAAGTACGTAATTAAGTACGGAAAGAAACACCCAGCAAACGACCATATAGGTGTAGGAGGCGTGGATAGTTATGATTTGGACTCTACCGTTGACAACAGAGGCTCAAAGGGAGCTTGTCATCTTTACAACAAGTTTAGCATGGCTGCCCCTGCCAATATGTTTGTTGCCGAGTACGCATCGAGACCGCCTCTTGCAAAGATATTTTACGAAGACATTCTGATGGCAGCTGTATTCTACGGATACCCACTGCTTATAGAGAATAACAAGTACGGCATTGTAAGGCATTTTGAGGCACGTGGATACGAAGAATATGTAATGAAGCGTCCAGAGCATTTAAAGGCCCCTAATGCGGCTTCAAACGTCAAAACAAGGGGTATACCATCTAACTCGCAAGACGTAATTCAAGCTCATGCTCACGCTATTGAAGCATATGTTGAGGAACACGTTGGAATTAACAGCGAAACTGGAGAGATGGGCAAAATGTACTTCAACAGAACACTTGAAGATTGGATTGGATACAAAATAGATGACCGTACTAAGTTTGACCTTACTATTAGCTCTGGTTTAGCCCTACTTGCTGCTCAGAAATTAAAAGAAGAAAAAAAGCAATCAAATTTTGATGACAAGAAGTTTTTTAGACGCTTTACACAAGAGATAAGACGCTAATAGACAGGTGTTTATTTTCGTATATTTGCAAGGAAGTATTTTGCGAAAGGCTATATGTACGATAATAAAAACGAACAGGGTAAGTATGGGAACTTCCCAGACCCATTTGCACCTCACGGTCAAAAAACATCCAAAGCATACGGAATCAAGTACGCCAAAGCGATAGAAAAGCAGTGGGGTCACTCAGACGATGAAAGGAGTTTATTTAGACGCAGGCTAAAGGATTTTGAAACTAACCGTGACTATGCAAATGGTACACAAGACACTTCAATATACAAGCAAATTCTAAACTCTCTTGACCCGAATAGCGGTGACGGAACATTGTTAAATCTTGATTGGTCACCTGTTCCTATTATTCCCAAGTTTGTCAAGATTGTCGTAAACAACATACTTTCCAAAAAGCCTTATCCAAACGTTGCGGCTATTGACCCTCTTTCTAAAACAGAGAAAGACGAGAAGAAAGCTAAAATGATGTTTAACGTTGAGAACAGAGAACTCATCGCAAAGATGAAAGAACAGGGTCTTAACGTAAAAACTGATGTAAAGGACATCCCAGAATCAAAAGAGGAAGCAGAGATATTTATTGACTCTAATATTAAAACTGATGCAGAGATCGCTGCACAGCTTGGAGCCAATTTGACCCTCGAGTGGAATGATTTTGACCAGCGTGTATACAGGAGAGCAGTAAATGACTTGGTAACCTGTGGTATGGGCGTTGTAAAAAGAACAAACGACCCGAACTATGGAATTACTGAAGAATACGTTGACCCTGCTTACTTCTTCCATAGCTACACAGAAGACCCAACATTCTCAGACCTCATCTATGCAGGTCATGTTAAGAAAATTAGCATCTCAGAACTTAAGCGTATCGCTGGCAATGACCTTACGGAAGAAGAGTTTGCTAAAATCGCACAGGGAGTTAAAAACAAATATCAAAACAGAGCGGATAAACTATCCTACAAATACTACGACCAAACGCTAGACAGAACAACATACGGATACGATGAGTTTATCGTTGAGGTAATGGAGTTTGAGTTCATCTCTGTTGATGATATGTTCTTCGAGGAAAAAACATCTCGCCACGGAAATGTTGGTTTTTACTACAAAGGATTCGAATACCAAGCACCAAAGCAATCAGTGTTCGACAGAAAGCCTGTATCAATGAGAACAGCTACCGTTTACGGTGGTAATTACATTGTAGGTACTGACTTTATGTTTGGATATGGAATAAAGAAAAACATTCCTAAAAACGTACACGATATAACAAGAGCACGACTTTCTTATTCTGTGGTTTCTACAAACCTACGCAGAATGATGCCTAAGTCACTTGTTTCTTCGGTAATCAGCTTTGCTGACCAATTACAGCTATCACACTTAAAACTACAACAGGCTATCGCTAAGGCTAAACCAGATGGTTTGATTGTAGATATCGAAGGTCTTGAAAACGTACAACTAGGAAAAGGAGGAGAACTACAACCATTAGATATACAAGACATCTATGAACAAACAGGTGTATTCTACTATCGTTCAAAGAATCCAGAAGGTGGATTCCAAAACCCTCCAGTTCGCTCTCTGGACAATAGCATTAGGAACATCAATGAGCTTATTGCTATTTACAACCATAATCTCCGTCTTATCCGTGATACAACAGGTATTAACGAAGTAATGGATGGAACATCTCCAAAAGGAGAGCAATTAGTTGGAGTGCGTCAACAAGCAATGGCAGCTGGAAACAATGCTATCTATGACATCACTAACGCTGCACTATACTTGTACAGCAAGGTTTGTGAAGACATAGTAAAATGCTTGCAAGTAATCCCGCCAAAGTCCGTATTGTACAAAATGTACGAAAACGCAATTGGTAAATCAAGTATGTCTATACTGTCGTCATTCTCTAATCTGCCTATGTACAATTTCGGCATCAAGATTCAGACGGAAATGGACGATACCGAAAGAGCTTACCTAGAGCAAAATATTCAAGTTGCGCTTTCTCAGAAAGAGCTAGACCTAGAAGATGCAATGGCTGTAAGACAGCTTAAAGATGTTGACCAAGCCGAAAGACTGCTTATAGTAAGACGCAAGAAACGCATGAAAATGATGCAGGAGATTGCTCAGCAGAATTCTCAAATGCAAGCTCAGATGAATCAAGCAACTGCACAAGCAGCGTCTCAAGGGAAAATGCAAGAGATTCAAATGCTGTCTCAGGGCAAAATTGCCGAGATTCAAGCAGACGCTCAAGCAAAAGCTCAGCTATTGCAACTTGAGTACAACCTAAAGATGGAAATCGAGAAACTTAGAGCTATGTCTAGCCAAGCACAAAAGGCTGGAGATATGAACTTTAAGCAAAACATCGAAGACAAAAAAGAAAAAGCAAAAGACGAAAGGGTTAAAAAGCAAGCCGTTGAGCAATCAAAGTTGATTTCCCAGAGACAGGGAAAGCGAGAAGAGCTAGAGGATAGCGGTGATGACATCCTTGATATGTTAAATGCTTGATAACCAGTAAATTAGTACCTTTGCAATATGGCAACACAAATAAACTTAGACAATTCAACAAGAGTGGATATCACCTGTCGCAAGGGGGATACATTTAAGCTTGAATTGACGTTTACAGACGATACCAACACTGCTATAGATTTATCGTCATACACTTGGAAAATGGATGTTAAAGAAACCGACACATCTTCTTCTGACGTTATATCTGATACAGATTTTGATTACACAGGAACATCCCAAGGTGTATTAACAATTACAGCAAGCTCAACAGTAATGTCTGGAATTGACGGAGGCATTTATGTTTATGACCTTCAGTCAACTAATATGGGGACTGTAAGCACTTGGGTTTACGGAGTATTTAAAGTTAACGAAGACGTAAGTGAGTAATAACATCCAAATAAAAACAGGAGAGAATGTAAGTGTAAGTTCATCTACATCTGCTCCAGTATCTGTAAAGGCGGTATCGAACTCAACGACTATTAGTGTCGCTGGGTTTAGTGCTGCATTAGTAGATAAAAACTATGTGCATCAGCAATCAAGCGCAAGTGCTACATGGACAATTACTCACAACTTAAACAAAAGACCATCTGTATCTGTGGTTGATTCCGCAGGTACTCAAATCATATGCGAGGTTCGCTATGACTCTGATAATCAGGTAACTCTGACGTTTGATGACTCAACAGCGGGGGAAGCGTATCTGAATTAGTATTAAATTTGTAGCAAACAAAAAAATAGATCATGGCATTAAAAATAGTATCGGGGTTAAGTGCAACCAGTATATCCCTAACGTCATTTCTGGATCTTGCTAAAAACGAGCTACGTAATGCACAGATTCAAAATTTATCAACCACGCAAATCAATTCAATTGTTGGCCCAGTACAAGGTCAGTTTGTATATGATAGCACGTTAGACAAGCTAAAAGTCTACGATGGTGAAGCGTGGACACTAGTAGGTGCTGCTGCTGATGAAACTACTATCACTCTTTCAAGTAACACGCTTACCATCAAGGATGGTGGTGTTGGCGCAGCTAAACTTGCAACAAGTGCAGTTACAGAAGTAAAAATTGCTACTGGAGCTGTAACCAATACAAAGCTTGGTGCTGATGCAGTTACTGGTGCTAAAATCGCAG